GTGACTTCTCACCTCGTGTTGCTTACAACATAAGCATACAGCGTGAGGCTTTAGTCAAGTACACTAGCGTGTATTCGCTTAGCACGCGATCAAGTAGCAAGCTTCTGGCCTCAGGGCTGGTTCAAAACCCGCTTTCTGTTGCCTGGGAGCTTGTACCATTCAGCTTTGTTGCTGACTGGTTTATCAACGTTGGTGATGTGTTATACGATCTGTCAGCGGCAGTTGGCCTACAGCACATGTATACTGTTAAAAGTACATTGCTGAAAACCAATATGTCGTCTGTGGCAGCCGATGTTCCTTTCTACCATCGCCAGTACAGTAGTTTTACTGCACAAGGTGATGCAAGCGTGAAAACGTTCGAGAATCGTGTTGAGTTTACTCGCACGACATCTTCGACGCGGCCACGTGTAGTTTTAGGACTTAATAAAACACCCCTATCTGTAACACGGACAATTTCGTCCTTGGCACTGATCAACAATTTAATCAGAGGCCTTTACGTTAGGAAATAACTTAAACTTAACCCCTTTAGGAGCTTGCAATGCCAGCTTTCACTACCTTAACTCTGGCTGATGGCCAGACTACACCAGTAAACCATTCATTCACACCAGTAGCGCTGGAAAGCGGTATTGCTGTGTGGTATGATCGTACTATGGGTGTAATCGCCGCTCAACCGTATGTTACCGCGAAGCTTGTAAAAGCTAAAGGTCCAAATGGCTTAGCTCGTCTGCAATACACATTGAATGTGCCGCAGTACAGCGATGCTTTGGGTAAAGTTGTAGCAACAGTCGGTGCGACTTTAGAGTTTCGCATCCCCGCAAATGCCTCTTTGCAACAGCGTAAAGATTTACACGCCTATGCAAAAGCTTTTGTGGCCAGTTCGTTTTTACAGAACATGGTGACCAATGTCGAAGGCGTATACGCCTAAGATATAATGTTGTTTATACTTTAAACCTTTTGAGGTAACAAATGAAGACTTTTCAGTCAAGCGGCAAAACGTTTTTAAACGAAGCCAACCAGGTTGTTAGTAAAACTGCTATGGAGAAGTACTTTCCACACGCACGTGATATTGACATGTCGGGTCAACTTGATCCCATCACATTCCGTTTTAACTACCTACGACATATGTTGTTTAGTAAATACGCGAAGATTGATGTTGCATCTTCCTCTGCGAGGAAAGCCAAGTGTCTAGATAAATACCTAGCATGCGAGGCCAAATGCAAGACAACGAACATCTATTTTAAGGAAAAGCAGTATGAAGGCACTAAAATACATCATTTACTTATGCTTACGCGTAAGTATATTAATGATATACTCGGGCCTCTTACTTGTGATCTTTTCGATAGATGCACCTTCGGACCTGGATCCTCTACTAGATTGCCTCATCCTTATGTGGATGCAGTTTTCAAATTAGAGGGTATACCACACTGTACGTCTCTGCTTAAGGACTTGCTTGATAGGCTTAATAACCCATTCAAACATGTTTTCCCAGAGTATGAGATACGCGAGTGTGCCAAGTACACAACCGTTCCTAAGAACGCGGTCATAGACAGACCAATAGAGATACAGCCCTGCCTGAACATGTTCCTACAAAAAGCGTTAGGAAATATGATCAGAGAACGTATGAAAGGCCTGTTTTCAGGCGCCTCACGGCCGTTGAATCTTAACGATCAAACGCTTAACCAAGAACTGGCTAAACTTGGCTCTATGTTCGGTGACTTATGCACATTGGACTTAAGTTCCGCTTCAGATCTCATATCCACCAACTTCGTGTCATATCTGATTGATGACGCTAATTGGTTGGCAATGCTATACGCATCGCGCGTTGGTATTGTAGAACTGGAGTGCGGGAGACAACTTCCTTTGGAGAAGTTTTCCGCGATGGGCAATGGGTACACATGGGAGCTTCAATCATTGATTTTCTATTCAATGGTACGGGCTTGCAATGAGTATCACGGTTGCAATCAGTTTGTTGCCTCAGTCTACGGTGATGATATTATATGTCACCGAGATGTAGCGGACACCCTGATCGAGTTTTTGCATGCTTGCGGACTTTCCGTAAACACTGACAAGAGCTTTTTAGACGGGCCGTTCCGTGAATCGTGTGGTAAACACTATTATAACGGTTATGATGTAACACCGTGTTACATGCGTAAACCTCTGGTAACTAACCAGGATATAATAGCATTTCATAATCGCCTCTTCCACTGGGCTACACAAGATGGTTTTAAGGACATACGCTGTCTGGACGCGCTTGCGCATCTAGTTAGTCATCTGTCTTGCGAACCTCTCCGTGTTCCGGTTGGGAAGGGTGATATAGGAATCCACACATGTGGTAACGATTTGCCAGAGTCTCGTTGGCACTTGAGGAAGGACGGTGATCCAGTAGCACTTTTCAGATGCTATAAGGTTACACGTTCCAAACTTACGTGGCCCCGCATTGGCGCCCTTAGAAAGGCGTTACTGATGGGCACAATGGACGAAAGCACTGCTTCCGATGTCCCTTTCGGGATAGAGCGAAGTAGGATTGGGAAGATGCCGTTTACGGCTATTCCTACGTACGGGTCGTGGATGTGAATAGCGTCCGCGATGTATTACCTGCACATGCAGGCTTTAACGTGTCATAAAGTGGTTTGACACCGG